TGATGCACTCAACAGAAAAGTTATCATAGTGCCTGATCGTGATCGAGCCGGAAGCAAACTTATCGATCAAGCCTGTGATTGGGGATGGTCAGTGTCTATGCCACCGTGGCATGAAGGCATCAAAGATGTCAACAATGCCGTGTTGAAATATGGCAAGATACTGACCATGCAAGCCATCCTCAAGCACACACATGACTCACGCACTAAAATTAAATTGAATGAGAAACTATGGCTAAACTGAAAACACCACTAAGATATCCAGGAGGCAAATCTCGTGCAATGACGTTTCTTGGTGAACACTTTCCACAAGACATCCAATCGTATGTGGAACCATTTTTAGGTGGAGGCTCTGTAGCACTTTGGGTTACTCAACAATATCCGCATGCCGCCATACATGTCAACGATGCATATCATCCGCTGTATTGTTTTTGGCAACAACTGCAACACCAAGGCAAAGAGATGGCCAATCATTTAGAAGATTTAAAACGAGCAACTGAACATTCTGAACAAGATCAAAGATCACTGTTCGCACAATCTCAAAAGGTCATGCACGATCCTGTGTCAGATCCTTTTTCTATTGCCTGTGCATTCTATGTGGCTAACAAATGTTCTTTCTCTGGTTTGGTATCATCATCATTTTCACAACAAGCATATCATGGTAACTTCACTATCAATTCAATTCGCAAACTGCCAGACTATCAACAGTTGATTGCAGGCTGGATGATTTCCAATCTTGATTATTCTTACTTCATGGTTGATGCCAGCATTGCTGATTTCATATTTTTGGATCCTCCCTATGACATCAAATCATTTCTGTATGGCAAGGGTGGTGACAAACACAAATCATTTGATCATGATGAATTCAAAAATCAGGTTGATGGTTTGAATACCAGATTCATGATAACATACAATGCAAATCCCAAACTGATTGATCTCTACAAAACCTATTACTGTTTGCAGTGGGATTTGAAATATACCATGCGTTCAACAGGCACATACAGACAAGATCAAAAGGACAGAAAGGAACTGTTGATTACCAACTATGAAAGGTAGTATAATATAACTGTGGAGTACACCAAAGAACTACAAAAACTATTTTTAGAAATGTTCCTGGCAGATGCACAGTCATTTGTGCGAGCACAGAACATATTCCGTTACTCACACTATGATGCACAACTGAGAGAGCCTGCCAAGTTCATCTATGAGTATGCCAACGAATATAAAACACTGCCAGAAGTAGACATTGTGAATGCCAAGACAGGTGCAGACTTGCAGTCAGCGGCAGACATTGATCCCAAACACTTTGATTGGTTCCTTGATGAGTATGAAAGATTTGCTCGTCACAAAGAATTAGAATCAGCCATCCTTGCATCAGCAGACATGTTGGAAAAGGGTGACTATGGTTCTGTGGAAGAAAAGATCAAGAAGGCTGTGCAGGTTGGACTCACCAAAGACATGGGTCTGGACTATTTTGAAGATCCCAAGGGCAGACTGCAGGCACTCAAAGACAACAACGGCATGGTGCCCACTGGTTGGAAACAGTTTGACAAGAAACTGTTTGGTGGTTTCAACAGAGGCGAACTCAACATCTTTGCAGGTGGTTCGGGTGCTGGCAAGAGTTTGTTCCTACAGAACTTGGCCTGCAACTATTCTGAACAAGGCCTCAATGTGGTTTACATCACACTGGAGTTGAGTGAGAAGTTGACTGCTATGAGAATTGATGCCATGATGACTGAAACGCCCACACGTGAGATATACAAGGACTTGGACACTGTGGACTTGAAGGTCAAGATGAAAGCCAAGACATCAGGCAAAGTGAGAATCAAATACATTCCAGCGGGTGCTACAGCATTGGATGTGAGAGCATACATCAAAGAGTTTGAGATACAACACAATCTAAAATGTGATGTGATCCTCATCGACTATCTGGATCTGTTGATGCCAATGAACAAGCGAGTGTCGCCATCAGACTTATTTGTCAAAGACAAGTATGTGTCAGAAGAGTTAAGAAACGTAGCAGTGGACATGAATGCACTGTTGATCACAGCATCGCAGTTGAACAGAGCATCTGTGGAAGAGATTGAATTCGATCATTCACACATATCAGGAGGCTTGAGCAAGATACAAACAGCAGACAATGTGATTGGTATCTTTACATCTCGTGCAATGAGAGAACGTGGCAAGTATCAGATACAGTTTATGAAGACTCGTTCATCATCTGGTGTTGGACACAAGGTCGACTTGGAGTTCAATGTGGACACACTGCGAATACTTGATCTGGCAGAGGATGAAGAATATCAATCATTCAAGAAACAAGCACCAAGCATATATTCTAATCTCAAAAGAACATCCACTGTGACTGCTGATGCCAAAGAAGAACACAAATCAGATGAACCGCCCAAAGACGACATTGGTAAAGTGAGAGCCAATGTGGAATCATCCAAAATCAAAGACTTGATCAAAAATCTTGGTAAGAATTAATTGTAGAACTTATCAATAGACACACTCTCGCATTCAATCACTTCAATGTAATCTGAATTGTTAAGATGTTTGACTCTGCCAATACCACGCACCACATCATTGTCTGTGTATGAAAAGGGTCGATTTACAGTGATATCTACGTAATAGCCGTTGTCTATTCCTAGTGTGACAAATGTTACATACTTCTTGTTTCCGGCTTTGTAGACCCTTCCATTTGCAATTAAACCGCAAAATTCCACACGGTCAAGATATAGATGCTTGGTGTAGAAACCTGGTAAGAATGATTTGTTTGACCACCAACCATATTTCTTGTATTGGTACACAGGATCGTCCCAACGATCAGTTTTGGAAATGGTTGTGGGTTCGAGTCCGGCTCGTTTGGCTTCTGTCTTGTAGACCCATCGCTTGTAGGATCCCTTGCAGTGTTTGAGTGCACCTTGCCAAAAGCCTTGCACATTGTGTGCCTTTTGGTATGACAGTGCCCATATCAGTCTGCCCAAGTTCACAGCATGAGCTCTGCACAAGCCAAAGCCGCTCAGTGATTGCAGTGTGCGAAATATCTCATCCTTGCGTGGATGATCGCCCAATCGTGTCATGAACTCCATCACTCGTTCTTCATTCTTTTTGGCAAATGCTCTGCGATACATGTCTGCATCATAGTGATTGCATCCAATCAGTTTGGCAATCTGCACAATGGCATCATCTTCACACACCACCACATCTGATATTCTATCAGAAGTCCAATCATTGAAGAAAGCAGCCTTGCGTCTGCCTTCCATGGCCACTGGACGAATCAGTGCTGTGGCAAACACACAATCAAGCATTGACTGTGGGCGTATGGCTCGGAACAATCTTCTCATTGCGGGTGACTCTCCCTGGGTAACTCCCAACACGTCTCCCCGACTCAACAAACACGAAGTAGCCTCGTCTATCTCTGGATATTCGTATAACTTTGTTTGAGGATCTATCTCCAACAGTTGGCTCAAGCCTCGATTGGCTAGGATGTCCACTTTGAGATGTTCGAGATCCTCCACTTCGTTCTTGTCTAACAGTATCTGATTGGTTTGTGAAATTAAAGATTTTGGTAATTGCCTTGTAAACATTAAGATGCCTCCACAGTGTTTTGATATACATTTCTTTTTGCCTTTCAATTTTGATTCTATTCGTCGTGCCTCAACGGGATCAACTCCCAACTGTTCGTAGGTGAACTTCCTGGGCAGGCGTCCCCTGTACCCTAGTCTTTTGGCTGCCTCACGTCTGGCTGACTTGTCTTGGTACAACACATAGTTGGATATGCGAGCAGACTTGCCAGGCCATTTTTTGAATATGCGATTCATGACTTCTTCCTGACGATAGTGTGGATAGTCAATGTCCACATCAGGTAGATCATCTCGCTTGGGATTGAGGAATCGAGCCACAGGAATGTCCCACTGGATGGGGTCAACATCTGTGATGCCCATAAGGTAACACACCAGAGAGGAACCAGCCGAGCCTCGAGTCATGTGAGGAATGTCTTGAGTAAGATCAAGAATATCACGGATTTGAAGAAAGTAATCCACAAACCGGAGATCAAGAATGATCTCAAACTCCTCTGCGAGTCTGTGTTGGTATTCTGGTGCGGGGGGACAGGTACGTGTGAAACGTTGAGTCAGTTTGCCTATGAGTTCTATCGCCTTTACGTCTTCCATTGTGTTCGCCTTTGTTGCCTTAGTAAGCCTGAGAGTTGCCTCATGCAGTAATGATATTTATCTGATCACAGATGCCTGTATACGATTTTTTGATTTTCTATCTGTTCTGACCAACGAATACGCCATGCAAAGTGTTCTTGTTCTGATGCACGATGATGATATTCCACAGTGTCTTCGGACACATGATCAATCTCAAGTGTGCCCTCTTGATACAGTTCATCGATGTAAGGATTTTGTTTGATCCACAACTCAATCTGCCATTGTGGATTTTCATCTGCAAGATGAGACGAGTGCATCCATTGTGAAGTGATGTAGTGTCGAAATAGATCTTTCTGTTGTGGAGGATCGTATGTTTCTAAAGGTCCTAGAGTTATTGTGAATCCGCCTGATGGTATTGTGTGTTCATCTGGATCAAAATCAACTACAGTGATTTCGTCATCGGACATGTGTGTAGTTATGAAATTACTATCGGATCGATATTAGAGTAGGTATAATAAAACAAATAGTACCACGCACGAGACTGCCATTCTGCCTCACTGTAGATAGGCATTTCGAAATAAGTGTTCAAGTCTAAACTATCACTAACATTAACAAAATTCTCATTGTAGGTGGCTGGTCCTTCATAGACACCAACAGTTGAATCATTGGGTATTTGTGATGCATCAATTGATGGATATGCAGAAGAATCTGTGTACAACAACGACTTGGCTGCATAGTAGATGTGGTTCTCAGTAGAGTCATACAAAATGCTGTCTGAGTCGTCAATTGACCAATGAATGTGTCCGGCGGCAGTGACAGAAAATGACCATTCCCACCATTGGCCTAAATCAGTGACAATGTGTGGTCTATAGTGTGATGTGAAAGAATTAATCGAGTAATCACTGTTGAATATTTGTCCCCACCACACATGATCAGTTTCTTTGGGTGATCGAAAAGGTTTGCAGGATTTAAACATGAAAAAATCATCTGCTTTGTTGAAAATCCTTGTGTCAATGAGATACTGTGATCCCACAACCACACTATCATCAATCAATATGCGATCAACGTGGACATCGGTGGGTTTGCCTGCTTCTGGCACAACTTTGATGGTGTGGTAACCTTCAGTCAAGGTGCCGGTGTATTGAAGCGTAGATCCTTCGTCGGTGAGCGTGACTGCATGGATTTCGGTGTCGTCTACAAACAGTGTGACCTTGATATCTTCTGTTCCGGTATCAGAATCTTGATAGGTAATGTTCGAATCACTTGCTCTTGCAATCAAATTTTTAGATATTTGTATTTTATAAGTGCTCATTCAGATGTCCATCTGTATTTATATACCTGTTTAAATACAGTGTGTCCAATCTTTTGCTTGCATCACCACACATGAATCAGTTTTCTCAAGACTTGTGGAAATACGCTGTGATCACTGTGGGACACATAGAGCAAGGCACAGAAAACATGGGATTCCTGCTCAATCAAAGTGTGTTGAACATCGACCACAAACACATCACAACCATATATGGTTTGGATCACACACTGCCAAGAGCCACTGTTTACTGTGGCGGACCTCTGCATACCGATCGATGCACAGTGTTGCACTCGCCGGAATATCGCACCAACACCACTCGATCATTCAATGCACACTCATCCATCACATTTGATAATCGCATCATTCGAGACATTGTGCAAGGTCGTGGCCCGCAACAGTGGAAGATCATGTTGGGGCACTGCGAATGGAGAGATGGACAGTTGGATGCAGAAATCATCCGAGAAGGTGGCTGGCAAGAGACTGCATGGTCAAACACAGCATGGGGCAACTACAAACGCAAAGACAAGATGTGGCGGAGAATCATCGAACAGTGCTCACAGCATGATGCATCTTTATTTTTGAACAAAATTTTTACAAACTAGTCGATCAGCTGATCAGCATGCTGAGTCACCCAATCATGGAACACATCGCGATCAAAATGAATGCCATCATGAGGCGGACGATGAGTGCGATAAGCATGTTGAATGGGTGTCCATTGAATGTGACGATCACGCGACAGCCACTGAGGCCACTTGCGAATAAATCCGTCATGATCTGTGATGATTTGACTGGCGGGGTGAATATAGTTGTAGTAGGTGCTCCACCACAGATCAACACCAAGACCATCACACAGTGCGATGGCTGTGGCAATCTCAGCAAGATTCTGTTGGGCCAACGCAGGGCGATGTTGATCCAACACAGCATGTTGACGACCAAATATTTGGAAGGTTTTTGCGTGTGTGAGCCAACTGGCTCGATAACCACCAGAGTGTAGCCATGTAAACCAATCAGTGTGAGTCTGATATTCATAGTCAGACATCGACCACGTGGGGTCATAGCAAACATCACGACGCCACAGTCCTGAAAACTGCAAATACACACGATCAGGTGGGCCGTTGACTGTGAACCATTCCAACAGTCTACCAGTGATGTAGCGATTGCCTGCACCTGCGGAATGCAAATCATACACCTGCCAGTCAGGCATCAGTTGTGTGAACACCGATGAGAAGTGCTGACCATTGGAACATCCGATGCACACCATTCGTTTCATGACAGGTATTTACGGATGCAGTCACCAAATCCATGGTGGATCGAATCACAGTGCAATAAATTAACACATGCAGATTGCAATGATCGGACTGGGCAAACTGGGACTACCAGTGGCGGAAGTCATGGCTCAACAGCACACTGTGAGAGGATATGACATCAATCCCAACATACAGTCTGATCACATTTGGATTGCAGACTCCACATCAGCAGCCTGTCAAGATGCAGACATTGTATTTGTTGCTGTGCCAACACCGCATGATGCTCGATATGGCGGCGAAACACCTTCATCACACCTGCCTGTGAAAGACTTTGACTATCAATATCTTGAATCAGCACTTGAAAGTGTGAAAGCATCAGCACCTCCTGAAGCACTCATTGTGAACATATCCACTGTGTTGCCCGGCACACTGAGACCGATGATTCATGCACTGGGCATTCAAGATCGATTCTGTTACAATCCCTATCTCATTGCCATGGGCACTGTGAAGGATGACTTCACACATCCTGACATCATGATGTTGGGTTTTGACGAATGGCCCACTGACGAACACCGACGTCAAGCCGATCTACTGATTGATTTCTACTCATCCATTCAACATGCCAACAAACACATCACTGTGGGCACATGGGAAGAATGTGAGTGCATCAAGATATTTCACAACACATATATTTCTGCCAAGGTGGTGATTGCCAACATGATTCAAGATGTCACCCAACGCATTGGTCATGCCAATCCTTCTACAATCGCTGAATCACTGCGTCATGCTGATCGAATTGTGAGTGGCAAGTACATGGAACCAGGCATGGGAGATGGCGGTCCTTGTCATCCCAGAGACAACATTGCTCTGAGTTGGCTGGCTCATGAATTGAATCTTGGCTATGATCTGTTTCACGACATCATGCAATCTCGCGAACAACAGGCTCGACTGGTGGCAGAATCATTGGTGGCATATGACCTGCCCATCCACATCATTGGCAGATCATTCAAACCCGGCACTGATCTCACTGATGGTTCCACTGCAGAGTTGGTGGCACACTACTGTACAGTAGAATGGGATCAACCAGTGGAATTTGACTCAGTGTCTCGCCAACCTGCTGTGTATCTCCTGGCACATGATCGTGATTACTCAGATCTCTCATTTGCTCAAGGCTCTGTGATTGTGGACATGTACAGACGATTCCTCCGTGACAGCGAAGGTGTTGAGGTTGTGTGGTACGGGGTGAAACCCCCAGCGCCGCCGCAATAGAGTGAAACGATAGCCGCAGATTTGCGACAGATTTTGCTCCTTGGCCTCCGGAGATTGCATCAGAGTCGTGTGAGGTTCTATATATACTAGCATCAACCATGGCATGCGATCTAT